GGGAAGAGGCGTATGCCAACGGGCTCGAGTTGCTAGGGTTTACTTACGATGAGCGAACAGAGCCATTTCGAGGTGCCTCTGGGGTGACGCATCCTTTGTTAGCCGAAGCAGCAACGCAATTTCAGGCACAGGCGTTCAATGAGCTGTTACCTTCTTCGGGGCCCGTTCGAACGATCGTGATTGGCGAGGACACACCTGAAAAGAACAATCAAGCACAGCGCGTCAAGCAGTTCATGAACTATTATTTGACCAATATCATGGAGGAATACACCCCTGATATGGACCAAATGTTGTTTTATTTGCCGTTGGCGGGGTCAACTTTTAAGAAAACCTACTTTGATGAGGCCATGAACCGGGTTGTAAGCAAATTCGTGCCGGTTGAGAACTTGGTTGTCCCTTATGAGACCTCGGATCTCGAGACTTGCCCCAATATTACGCAAGTTGTGCGTATGTCGTTGAACGATTTACGCAAGAATCAGATATCTGGCTTCTACAGAGACGTGGAAGTCATGCCCGCACAGAAAGATTTGACCTCGGTGAACGAAGAAACCAACCGAATCGAGGGCGTTGAGCCGTCGCAGATCGATTATGACTGCACATTACTGGAATGCCACGTAGATTTGGACCTTGAAGGCTACGAAGACATGGATGAAGACGGGGATCCGACTGGAATCAAGGTACCTTACGTCGTAACTTTGTCTGCGGACAACGGTCAAGTGCTCTCAATACGTCGAAATTACGCTGAAGACGACGAAAATCGCAAAAAAATACAATATTTCACACATTTTAAGTTTTTACCGGGGTTCGGGTTCTACGGATTAGGGCTCATTCACACAATTGGGGGTTTGTCAAGGACCGCGACGGCAGCTTTACGTCAATTAATCGATGCAGGAACGCTATCTAACCTGCCAGCAGGGTTCAAAGCCCGTGGTCTACGGATCAGAGACGATGACGACCCTTTACAGCCCGGTGAGTTCAGGGACGTGGACGCACCCGGAGGAGCAATCAGAGACAGTTTGATGCCGTTGCCTTTCAAAGGTCCGGATGGGACTTTATTTAACCTTCTCGGCTTTGTGGTGCAAGCTGGACAGCGGTTTGCAACCATTACTGACCTCAAAGTAGGGGACGGTAATCAAACGGCAGCAGTGGGCACGACCATTGCGATGATGGAGCAGGGCTCGCGGGTCATGAGCGCCGTGCATAAACGTTTGCATTACGCCATGCGTAAAGAATTCAAGATACTTATGCGGGTGATGAGTGAGAGCTTGCCGCAAGAATACCCCTACGCGGTAGAGGGTGCGGATGCGACTGTAATGCGTGAAGACTTTGACGATCGTGTTGATGTGGTGCCGGTTAGCAATCCCAACGTATTCAGCCAATCTCAGCGTATCATGATGGCTCAGACCAAGTTGCAGCTCGCAGGAGCCGCGCCTGAGTTACACAATATGCCTGAGATATTCAGAGACATGTACGAAGCGCTGGGTGTGACTGATGTCGATCGCATCATGAAATCGGTGCCCGAGACAGACCCCGTGCCGAAAGATCCGGTGCAGGAAAACATTGATGGGCTTGATATGTTGCCGATGGAGGCGTTCAGGGGGCAGAATCATGCCGCGCACATACAAGCGCACCTCAGTTTTGCAATCAGCCCGATGGTGGCTGGCAATCCTACGCTGGCAGCAAGTTTCCAGAAGCACATTATGCAGCACGTCAAAATGCAAGCGATGGAGCAAGCAGAAATGGCAGCGCAACAACAAGGTCAGAACATGGATATGGCGGCATTGATGGCGCAGTTCGAGGCCGAGGGTATGCAGATGCTGATACAGTTGACCAATCAGCTTACTGGGGCAGGACAACCCGACCCACTGGTTGCACTGAAACAACAAGAATTGCAGCTTAAAGCGCAGAAAGAACAGGCCGACACCCAGATTGATATGCAGAAACTGGGTCTTGAGCAACAAAATCAACAGATCAGGCAGGATCAGTTCCAGCAACGTCTTGCTTCTCAAGAGCGGCAAACGGGTGCTAGAATTGATGCCGCTTTCCAACGTGAACTTCTAAAGAAGGATGACTAATGGGTAAATCAGTTAAAGTAGACGGTAGCAAACCGGGCAACGGACCCAAGGCGGTCGAGTTTGCACAGATCGATAAGCAGGGTCGTGTGCCTTATGGCAAGACTGCCGACGTTAAAATACCTGGTGCGCTGAAGAAAATGAAAGCACGCGGCATGGGTGCGGCTGTTAAAGGCGGCGACTACATGGGTTATGAGTAGTGCCGCTTAAAAAAGGCAAAAGTCAGAAAACCATCAGTGATAATATTTCTAAGCTGATGGACGAAGGCTACAAGCAGAAACAGGCGATCGCGATTGCTTTGAACGAGGCGGGCAAGAAGAAAAAGGGGAAGAGAACATGACAGGTTTGTATTCTGGTCTCGGCAGCTTTGTACGACCGCAACGTATGCAAGACGGTGGACCCGCTCTGACTGATTTGCAAAGAAACGTTTTGGCAGAACAAGGTTTGACCGCCGCAGAAGCGCAAAACGCCGTCAGAATGATTATAGCGGGACAATCGAATATGTTGCCGGATAATCTAAAAAGTTTACTGAACACCGGCTATTTCAGAAGAGTGGGAGCTGCTTTTGACATGGTAGACGCTTCAGGGGCACCTATTACTTTGTCGGGCTCTACCGCCGTGGAGGGTGGTCGAACTTACCGACCAAGTGGAGAACAGTTACAACGCATGAGAGAGCTTGAAGAGGCTGCAAAACAAGATTACACCTTTGGCACTCCACCGGCAGGTACAGCACCCCCAGCAGGTACAGCACCCCCAGCGGGATATCAACGTTTTAATCTTATGTCTTATTTTGGTCCTGACGCGGCACCGATTGATTTTTCGTCAAGTTTTGAAAACGTTTTTGGACCTCCTCCTGTCAATCCCGGACAAGATTCTCCTGACTTTGGGCTCTTTACGATTGATACTCAAAATTACAATATGGCTAAAAACACTTGGAATTCCATGAGTCCTGAACAGCGTGCTGGGACCACTGATGCTAACGGCGTGCCCGTAAATAATTTTATCATGCGATATGGTCAAACTCTTGGGTTAAATGCCATGCCTGGAAGTGTAGGAGCAGATCCCTTCAATCCAGTGGGCAACCCTATCCCCGGCACGACGCTAGGATCAAATAATTTACCCGCTGCTTCTGATGTAGTGGGGGATTTATTTCCAGATCCTTCGGAGCGGGTAATGCCAACAATGGACATGGTGCGAGTGCAATCTTTGGAGGGACCGATGTTGTCAGGGAACTTCTTAGATACCAGACAAAACCCACAGGTTTATCAATTACCGACACAAGGTTATGCGTCGCAAAGGCAGGACCCATTTGGTGTGAATGTAAAGCAGACTACACGGCCTTTAAACATACCAGAAAGAATTATTCCGGCACCGCCTCAACAACCCCTACCCCAAGAAGTGGGCATGGCGGATCCGACACAAGGGGGTGTAACTAATTAATTTCTGTGATAGGATTTTACGAGACTATTACGGATAATATGCGACATGGACGAAATTTTTGTCGCGGAAGCGGTGTATCGGGTGACCCGAGAGCGCCGTCAAGCGATTGTCGATTTGTTGATGTACAACAACGTCAAGTCGATGGAACATTATCGTGAGTTGATGGGCAATTTGGATGCTCTCAACCATGTGGAACAGGAACTCTCGAACCTGCTAGAAAAACAGGAGCAAACGGATGACTAAGGAAACAACCGTCACTAACCTCAGTGATGCAATGCAAGACACCCCTTATCTGAACCCAGAAAAATTACCGGAATCTTTATTAGAAAGAATGCCTACGCCTACGGGCTGGCGCATTCTCATACTGCCGTACCGTGGTGCAGGAAAGACAGAGGGCGGTATTTTACTGGCGCATGAGACGCAAGAGCGCACAAATGTAGGCACACAGGTGGGATACGTGCTCAAAGTTGGTCCACTCGCCTACAAAGACGGTGATAAGTTCCCAACGGGTCCTTGGTGTAAAGAAAAAGATTGGGTCATGTTTGCACGGTATGCAGGATCGAGATTCAACATTGAAGGCGGAGAAGTTCGCATTCTGAACGACGATGAAATCATCGCCACCATTCTTGATCCGAACGATATTAAACACAACTAGAGGTAGTCATGTCAGAGCAGTCACAAGTAGATTTGGATTTAGGCGACGAAGAAGAGGTCGTTGTCGATTTAGAAGAAACACAAGCGGAAGAGGAGCAGCCGGCAGAGGCTCCTGTAGAAGCCGCAGAGGACCAGTTTGAGCAAGCTGAGAGTGCTACTCAGAAACGCATCAATCGTCTTACAAAGAAGATGCGGGAGTCTGAAAGGCAACAAGAAGCAGCGTTAAATTATGCGCAGCAGGTGCAGCAAGAAAACGAACAACTCAAGTCTCGTCTCAATACAATGGACACTAACTACGTGGATGAGTATGCAGGTCGAGTTGAGAGTCAAATAGCACAAGCAGAGAGCGAACTGGCTCAAGCCGTTGAACTTAGCGATTCAGCGAAAGTTGTGGAAGCGCAGCGGAAGCTCACAAGTCTAGCGATTCAGGCAGACCGGGCGGCGCAAGCAAAGAAACAACAAGAGGATCGCGTGGCAGCCCAGCCTGAGACCATGCAACAGCCGCAATATCAACAACCACAGTACCAACAACAGCCGCAACAGGCTCGTAGGCCGGATCCCAAGGCAGAAGAGTGGGCCGCCCGTAACGAGTGGTTCGGACAAGACGAAGCAAAAACTTATGCGGCCTTTGGTATACATAAAAAATTGGTAGAGCAAGAAGGGTTTGATCCGACGTCCGATGAATACTATACTGAGCTGGATCGTCAGATAGAAGAAACTTTTCCGTCTGTAAACAATCAAGAAGATTCCACTCGCAAGCGTCCCGCCCAGACGGTTGCAGGTGCAACGAGAACTAAAAAGACAGGGCGCAGTGGGAAACAAGTTCGACTCACCCCGAGCGAAGTCGCGATAGCGAAAAAATTGGGTGTGCCAACTGCTGAATACGCAAAATACGTGAAGAGGTAATTATGACTGAGATGCAACAAACTGAAATGAAGGTCAATAGGACTTCTCGCGCTAAAGAAACTAGGGAGAAAAAGGCAATGAGAAAGCCTTGGGCTCCACCGTCAATGTTAGATGCACCACCTGCACCAGATGGTTTCAAACACCGTTGGATACGGTCCGAAACCAGAGGTTTTGATGACACAAAAAATGTCAGTGCAAAATTGAGAGAGGGTTGGGAATTGGTACGCTCTGATGAGTATCCCGATTTTGAACTCCCTGTCGTTGAATCAGGTAAATATGAAGGTGTGTTTGGAGTAGGCGGATTGCTTCTCGCTCGTATACCGGAAGAGACAGTGTCTGAAAGGACTGAATACTTCGAAAGTCGGAGTCAAGATCAGATGGACGCAGTCGATCACGATATGATGCGTGAGAATGCACACTCAACAATGACGATTAGTAAGCCTGATCGTCAATCCCGTGTAACCTTTGGCGGTCCTCAAAAATAGGGTCGTCGCTTAGTAGGAGACAAATTTAATGGCAAATCAAGAAACTGCCTACGGTCTTCGTCCTATCGGGCTAGTTGGAAGTGCAGTAAATTCAACAGGTGTTACTGAGTACGAAATCGCAAGTAATAACACCAATGCACTTTTTCAATATAGCATTGTCGTTCCCACCTCTGGCGGGGTCATTGACCAAGCTGGCGCTACCGACGGAGGTACAACTCCGGCCCTTGGTGTTTTAATGGGTGTGGAATACGTTGATAGTTCTTCGAAAAAGACTGTTTTTAGAAACTTCTGGGCTGGGTCAAACAATGTAAGCGTTGATACTAATTTTAAGATTAGAGCTTTCGTTGCAGATAATCCAAACCAGTTATTCCAGGTGGCAAGTGACGCCTCTCTAACTGATCGGGCTACGGCTCTGACCAGCGTGTTCGCAAACGCTTCTTTAGGAACGTCTGCAAGAGGGGGATCAACAGACACCGGTAACAGCACGGCTGCGCTTGGCGTGTCCACCATAGCAACAACGGCAACTTTGCCCTTGCGAATCATGGGGATAATGGACGACGAAGCCAATAGCGACTTTGCTGCGGCTGGCATACCGTTGATTGTGCGTCTGAATGCACACCATAACGCTACGAACGCAAGGTTTGATTCTCAAACCACTGCGCCGACAACTGGTATTTAAGGGGGTATTATAAATGGCTATTTCTCGCGCACAATTAGCGAAAGAGCTAGAACCCGGCCTTAATGCCTTGTTCGGGCTCGAATACGATCGTTACGAAAACGAGCACGCTGAAATCTTTGAAGAAGAGTCTTCGGACAGAGCCTTTGAAGAAGAAGTGATGCTTGCTGGATTCTCAACAGCGCCAGTGAAAGGTGAAGGCGGAGCCATCACATTCCAGGACGCGCAAGAGACTTTTACAGCTCGTTACACTCACGAAACTATAGCACTCGCATTTTCTATCACGGAAGAAGCGATAGAAGACAATTTGTACGACCGGCTGGCGTCTAGGTACACCAAGGCTCTTGCCCGATCTATGGCTCAGACCAAGCAAATTAAAGCTGCCGCAATCTTAAATAATGCGTTCAGCACTTCTAGCGCAATCGGTGATGGAGCTGCTTTGTGTTCATCCGCTCATCCTTCTTTATCTGGAAATCAGCGAAACTTGCTTTCTACGGCTGCCGATTTGAATGAAACTTCACTCGAGCAAATGTTGATTGACATTGCAGGTTTTACCGATGAGAGGGGTTTGAAAATTGCAGTACGGGGCTTGAAGTTAATAGTTCCAAAGGAGCTGCAATTTATAGCAGAGCGAGTGATCAACTCAAACTTACGTCCCGGAACTGCGGACAATGATCTCAACGCAACCAAAGCGATGGGGATGTTGCCTGAAGGTGCGGTAGTGAATCACTTCCTCACAGATACGGATGCGTACTTTATCAAAACGGACTCGCCTAATGGCTTTAAGTTCTTTAATCGTTCACCTATCAAAACTCAAATGGAAGGAGATTTTGATACGGGCAATATGCGATTTAAGGCTAGAGAAAGATACTCCTTTGGAGTTTCTGACTGGCGTTGTGTTTTTGGTACGCCTGGAGCGTAAAGAAACAAAAAAGGGCGGCGTAAGTCGCCCTTTCTTTTTCTGAATTCATTGTTTATTATTTGTTATTCCTGACAGTCACATGGGGTGACTGACACTAGCCACGACAGGAGAACAACATGGCTGTACATTTTACTGGACCCATCCTTTTTGCCGGTAAGGATTCCCCACGTAAGTGGTTTGAAAACCTCCCGGTTGACAAAAACCCTGATTTCGTTACTTACATGGACGATTTTACGGGTATTACCCTTGATACAACAAATGATTGGACGTTGCTCAAAGATTCTAGTGCAACTGCGGCTCTTGGCGCAGATGCAGAGAGCGGCACTTTAGTTTTGACTTCACAAGCCACCACGGACAACGACGGAGCCTCAGTACAGGGCAACGAGATATTTGCTGTCGCGTCGGGTCGAGACATATGGTTTGAGACAAAAGTGAAAGTTGGTGACTCTGAGGGAAGTGCCATTGATTTATGCATTGGCTTAACTGTCAACTTTGCCACGAACCCAGAAAATATGCTTACTGCTGCCGACAGAATTGTCTTTCAAGTAGACGACGGCGACACAAATATTGATTGTGTCACTGAGAAAGACGGCACGGCTACCACTACGGATTCTGGAGTGGACATAGCGGATGACACTTTTGTAACACTAGGTTTTCACGTAACTAGCACTTCGAAAGTAGAGTTTTTTGTCAATCGAAATCTCGTAGCTACTCACACGGATAACATCCCCGATGATGAAAACTTGGCGATCGGAGCTATGGAATTATCCGGGTCCGCTACGGGAACGAAATCTGCTACCATCGATTATTTATTTGCTTGTCAAACTAGATAAGGTATTGAAATGGTTGAAAAAAAACGTGCTAGAGGCAAAGGCGGGAAGTTCAAAGCGGACGACCCTGCAACTCCTGAGAATGAAGCTTGGGAAGAGGTAAAACCAAAAGCGAAAGCCAAGCCGAAAGCGAAACCAAAAGTAAAACCCAAAGCAAAAGCAAGTAGTAGCGCACTCCCGCCGATAGGGAGTGCCGCTCGGAAATCAATGATTTTGCGAGGGGAAATAGAGGAGTAAACAATGGCAGATGCTGTTACTTCACAGACTTTTATTGATGGTCCGAAACACGCTGTTATAAAGTTTACAAACGTGTCCGACGGCACTGGTGAGTCTGCTGTCACAAAAGTAGACGTTTCAACTCTTGCCACCAGCGCTGACGGTGACGCCTGTACGAGTGTCGTCATTGAGCGAATTTGGTGGCAGTGCATTGGCATGAAAGTTCAAATATTGTGGGATGCTGACACGGACGCTTTTTGTATTGAACTAGGTGAAAATCAGAGTGGAGATCACGATTACAGTAGCTTTGGTGGTTTAACGAGCAATGCTGGTACGGGAAAAACGGGCGACGTAAAATTTACAACAGTGGGTCATTCTTCAGCCGACACATACACTGTAATTTTGTATTTGCGTAAAAATTTTAGCTGATTATGGCAACGACTAAAGACGTAAAACGTTTACCTTCAGGACGATTACAATATCGGGGAGAGACTTTTAGTGGTTATAATAAACCAAAAAAAACTCCTGGTAAGGCCAAAAAAAGTGCGGTGCTTGCAAAAAAAGGGTCGCAAATAAAATTAGTAAGATTTGGTGACCCTAATATGACAATAAAAAAAGCGCAACCTGGGAGGAGAAAAAACTTCCGGGCACGTCATAATTGTGACACTGCAAAAGATAAATTTACTGCGCGGTATTGGTCATGTAAGGCTTGGTAGATGAAAACCGAAGAACTATTGCAAAGACTCATTCAACATGAGAAAGAGTGCGAGCTGCGATACGAACGGATTGAAGAAAGGCTGGATGACCAAAAAGACCACCTCAAATCTATGGATGCAAAAATATGGGGTTTAGCCGTGTTAATAATTATCACACCTTTTGTAGATAGGTTTTTATTATGAAAAAAAATGCGTTACCTCGTGGTTTAACTTATTTCCGCAAAGGCGGTGGAGTGGCAAAAAAATCGAAAGGAAGTAAGATTTGCCCGGAAGGTAAAGCCTGGGCGAAGCGAACTTTCGACACATACCCGTCCGCATATGCAAACTTAGCTGCCTCCAAATATTGTAAAGACCCCAACTACGCCAAAAAATCAAAGGGCGGCAAGCGCAAAGGCCGATAAAAATGGGTGAACTCAAGAAATGGCTTGATCAAGAATGGGTTCGAATAGATTCGTCAGGAAACATCAAGGGCCCCTGCGGCACGTCTAAAGATAAAAAGAATCCAGATCGTTGTTTACCTAAGAAAAAAGCCCAGAGCCTGTCGAAACAAGAACGAGCTGCTACAGCAAAAAAGAAAAAACGCGAAGGCCGTGGAGGTAAAACGGTTGTCAGCAACACCAAATCAGCGAAGGTTCGGAATCTAGCCAAAGGAGGCGCAATAGCTCGAGGTTGTGGCGCAGTCTTGCCGAATCGGCGCAAATTTACAAAAGGGGCTTCTCCGTAATGACTTTTTTCGCGTCTTCCGATTTTGAAAAAGGTGTCATATCAGAACTGAAAGATTGGACACATTTAAGTCTGAATGTCCCGAATGAGTTTTTCAATGGTTTACCTCCGTGCCCTTTTGCCAGACAAGCTTGGGTAGATAATAAAGTTGCGGTTATTTTTGATGATACAAACAGTTGGCAATGTTTGTATAGTGCGGTGTCCCAGTTTGATGACGCTTATGATATGGCCGTCATCGTCCGTCGAAATCCTCTGGGTCATGCCGAGGAGTTGCACGAATATTTAGGGCAAATAAACGAAGCGATTTCTAAAGGTTGGTTTATTGACAAAGACATCTGGCTTATGGGTTATCACCCGGACGATGATGAAGCAGAGTTTGTTGATGATGATATGGAGGTCGAAGAAATGGTCGAAGATCCTTATTTAATGGTATTTATTCAACGTCTTTCCAAAATTCAAGAATCAGCTTACAAATTAGTTCATAAAGGTTATTATGAAAATTACATGAGCGATCAATATTTTGCACAGCAGTACGCAAACCGAGAACATTTTTATTTAAAACTGAGGAGAAGTAACAATGCCGATGAAAAAACAAAAGCCTGTCAGAAAGAGGGGCGGTGGACCAGCGATGAAAAAACAAAAGCCTGTGAAGAAAAGGGGCGGTGGACCAGCGATGGCAAAACAAAAGCCTGTCAGAAAGAGGGGCGGTGGCGCAATGGCAAAACAAAAGCCTGTTCCGATGCGAGGGGGTGGTTCACCGAAACGCATGAAAACCGGTGGGGACACCATGTCGGTAGCAGAGCTTAGAAAACTTGCTAAGAAGAAAGGGTACAGTCTCAAAAAGGATAGCTAATGGCAGTTTCAGGAAGTGCTAATTTTGAGTTAGACGTTACGGAATACATTGAGGAAGCCTTTGAGCGTTGCGGGCAAGAGGTTCGCACGGGTTATGATTTAAAAAGCGCAAAAAGATCTCTCAATTTATTATTGGCCGA